TGAGTTTCTGGTAGTCCGTCATCATGTATGCCAAATGGAAGTACATCGTTTTCAATTTCTAGCATTCTTTGCTCAAACATAAGTTTCTTTATACTAATATCAGTAAGTTCACCAAAGTAAGTTGTTCCTACAAAGAAACCAAATAAAATATAATTCATCACTAAGTCATCATGATTTCCTTCAGAAGCTTCATATGATTGTCCTCTTGATACAAACGTTGATATTTCTAATATTGTATCTTCATCGCATATATCAATTTTTTGATTCTCTATAAGATCTTTAAAGGCTGAACATCCAATACGCTTTACTTTCTTTGTCATGTTTAATCCAAGTCCACTTGATTTTATTGTCGATTCAACATACATATTTTCATATTCTAATTCATGATATAGACCATTACACACGACTTGACCAGCATCATTTGATTCTATGACAACTATGCACTGATTATAGAACTCAGCGTACTTATATATAACATTAGGGAAGAGTAAAGGAGAGATAGTGTTGTTGCGATATACAGCTACCTGCTCAAAAGGGTTCGTACTTATATCGATTAAATTAAAAGTAGAATAATCCTGACCTCTTCCTTTTGCAACATCTACGGTCATTACATAGTTATGACCTTTTATTGGTTTATTGTATATTTTAACAGAGTCTCTTGTATGTTCAATAGGATCTTTTCTTCTTAGATTCAATAATGTTTCAGCATGAATAAGTGTATCACCGGTTCCAAAAAATGTATTTCCAAATTCTTGATCAAACTGCAATTGAGAAGTATTAGATATAGTTTGAGTTTTCCATTTTTCATCTCTTCCAGGAACATCCCACCAATCAACTCTAAACGGATGATATTCATTTACACCTTGAGTAGCTCCTTCCCACAGTTTATGGAATACATTACCAATACCGTTTGCAGTAGATGTAATAATAACTTTAGTCTGTTTACCAGATGAAACAACAGGATATGTAGATGTATAAAACTCCGACGCTCTTTCAACAAAAGCAAACTCATCTAAATACAGGAGTGAGACTGACATACCACGAATTGATGAACCGCTCGTTGCAGCTGCCACAATCCGAGAGTTATTTGAAAACTCGATCGAACCTTTGTTCAAAGCTTTACAACCAGGTTGAAGAAAGAAAGGAAGGTTCTCTAACATTAATGTCACACGCCCAAGCATTTCACGAGCAGTAGCACCTTTGTTAGCCATTATAGCAACTATTTTTTCTGGCTGAAATAAAACAAACCAAAGAAGATACGCAACTGAAGATATTGATTTTCCAGATTGTCGACAGGCTAAAACTATATTAAATCGATTACTATTAAAAGATTCGAACATACTTTCCTGATAAGGATATAAATCAAAACCTACTAAGCCTTTATCTAGGGAAATAATTTTACAGTATGTTTTAGCAAAATATGCTGGATTTTGCATGCATTTGGCGTATTCCTGAACGTCTTCATTAGTCCATTGTTGAACCACTCCGTCTTTCTTTACGTTTGGGTTGCCTAGATACGCATCATTCAGTTTCATCATTAGAAGGTTTTCTTTCATTTATATCGACAACGTTATCGTTGTTTTTAACATTCTGTAGCATTCTTTGTAAATCTGTTGTAGATCCTACAAATAGATTATTGTTTGTTGTATTACCTTCAATTTGTTTCATATCGTTTTTATAAAAATCTTTTTTCTTTTTATTTAAGTCCATCAGTCTATCATTGACATCAGATACATTTTTAATCATACCTGAAACAACTTCGTATGCTCTTGGATGTTCTAAGTTCTTTGCAACGTCTAGCATATCGTCCAAAGCATTTTGTCCTTTTTCTATTAAGTCATAGTATGTTCTTTTGGAGTATTCATAATCGTTTTCAACGTTTTCGTCTGGTTTATCTGTCATAATAATCTCCTAGTTTGATGGTAGATTATGAGTATTAGTTGTTCCGTGAGCAAAAGCTGTACTGCTATTAAATGGTTGTTTTAAAAATTTATTAGATGTACCATGTAGAGCTCTAGAGTTGTCATAATCATTCGCAGGGTTTCCTGAAGTAGGATCATATAATCTACTACTTTCAGCATTATCAACTATAAATGATTTTACTTCTTCTTTTGTTACTGTAGCTTTTGATGAATGTCTTAATCCTACTAAACACGCAACAACTCCGGTTACTTGAGGTGCAGCCATACTTGTTCCGCTTAATTTATTAACTTTAAACGAATTATCTAGCGTATAATTCTCTTGATTTGCTGAATTCGAGGGAGAAGATGTTTGAGATATTGGGCCCATTATTCCAGAACCTGGTGCCATAACATCAACTCTTGGTCCTCTATTGCTCACTCCAGTCATATTTTCTTGGTTTGAAGTATAGGTTCTGTCAATAGATCCCACACATAAAACATTATCTTGAACAGTAGGAGTACCACCTCTATGATAATACTGTATTTGATTCGGAACACCTAAATTTCCAGCACCAACATCCCAACCCGTATATAAAAAATAGTTACTGTAATCAGTTCCACCATCATTATCTATTCTATACTGATAGTTTCCAGCAGCTCCTACAAATAATATTCCAGCATCAATGCAATCTTCTATGTCAGATTCAACACTTGCAACTCTTGCAGGATATCTCCAATATCCATCTGCATCAGCTTCAATTGGCATCAATCCGTAAGGTTTTAAACTGCCATTTCCTAAAAGAGCATTAGAGCCTGTAAAGTTACTTCCTCTCCAGACAACGCCTGTCATCGTTCTAGTGTTAGTTCCTACATAACCCCAACTCATATTAACAACAGTAGGTCTATTAGGAATTGTGTTATCATCTGAGTTTGCAGCTTTTTTCAAGTTATGCCAAGCTCTTAACATATTAAAAGCTGTACTTACTCCAAATTGTGTGGTGGCATCATCGAGTACTTTTAAACTAAAAATGCGAGCTTCTTTTGCCCAACCATTTAATTTTCCACATGCGATTCCTGCAACATGAGTTCCATGACCAGTCAAATCTCTATGATAGTCTGCATGTTGTGAACCACCTAGACCACTTATAGTTGGCCAATCTATTGTTTGATATCTTGTGCTTCCGGTATTTGATCTTGGTGAATCATTAAACTCTGGATGATTGGCTTGTATGCCGCTGTCCATAATTACAACGTCTACACCATTCGCTGTTAAAGTATAAGGAAAACTTTGATTACTTACAGTAGAATTGCCGCTCCATTTATCACTAGTAAATCCACAAGCAGCAAGTCCCCAGTTTGCACCATTTACTGTAGCCGTCTTATCAAAATCAATTGAATCTTGTACGGCGTTAGCCATCGGTATGATGCCATTTTCTGATTTAGATCCATATCTTATATCTCTTATTCTCGGATCTTGCTCTTTTAGATTATCAGCCTGAGCTTTAGTCATTACATAATCAAAGTTACTGACACTTTCTAGCTTTTCATTATGAAGTTCATAACCAACTGCTTTCATATCTTCCATGAATCTAGATGTATCAACACCTTTGTGTAGTGTTACAACACATCGATTTTCTCCTGACATAATTTATCCTATCTTCGTAATCTTAAGCATGCTATATCCCGGATGAGCTCCTTCTCCTGATATACCAGGCGATGAAATATAATTATTAACGTTGTCATTAGTATTTGGAGGAGAAACACTGTTCTGATCTATGTTTACTCTTATTAAATCATTTGCAGCAAGTGCCATATTAGTTTCTAAAGTAAGTGATCCAAATCCAGAATCTCCACAGTTTATAGTTCCCATTCCACCAGGAATGTTGTTAAATCCTGATCCTGTGCTGTGCTGTAATGAAACCTTTAAACTATTTTGTCCTTCTTTCTTAAACCAAGTGACTGTAGTTCCAAGTGTATAATGTCCAGCAATATCTGTTCTTATAGCTTCTGTGCCACTAAAACTATAACCAACTGTTGGACTATGTTCAGCAATTGGCGTAGTATTCAACGGCATGAATGCATCAGTGGTGGTTGTAGTTGTTTTGGCAATAAGTTCAGCAATTATATAATCACCTCTAAAAGTTGTTCTACTTGAATCAACGTAGGCTTTAGTCGCAGCATCAGTATTACTTGTTGGCGCACCAACATTAGTTATTTTACTTGTAAGTGCGTTAATAACCCCAGCTCCATTATTAGCACTTAATTGAATGTCGGTTGAACTTGTTAATGCTCCAAATCCTATTCCGCTGTTAGCGATCGAATCTGTAGTTATTCCACCTGTAACTGCTAGTCCGCCTGTAAGAGATATTGCAGTACCTGTTGATGCTCCTCTTCCAGTAACAGTTGCTAAAGTATCAATTTCTTTAAATTTTAATTTTATATAATCAGAGTCGATTAACTGTTTTGTAAGTGATGAGTCTAAATTATCTGCTCTAGCATTAACATAAGCCGAATCTATAAGTTTAATTACTAAATCAGAATCTAGATCAGACGCCACTGTTCTTATATAAGCAGAGTCTGCTAAGTTTTTAACATATTCTCCATCGATCAAAGCTTGAGTGTATGTACTATCTAGATAATTTTTATCATTTGCAAAAGTTGATATCGGTCTTGAAGTTACAAATCCTGAATCTGGAAAGTCGGCTGTTGTATATTTTATCTGCCTTGCTTGAACATATGTCGAATTAATCATGGCCTCGACATAGTTTGAATCCATAGTATCTAAACCGGTGATAGTCGCACCTGCAAAGTCTGCAGTTCCAGTGACGTCAAGGTTTGTAGTATTAACAGTTGTACTATTAACAGTTGTAATTCCACCTGTAGTAGCATTAATGTTGGCATTAACAGTATTAGCCGCTAAAGTGGTGACATTTGTTATCGCATTACTGTTTAAGTTTAAAACACCAAGCATTGCAACAGAACCGTCAGTCTTAACAGCATCGGTGATTCCAAATCCTGCGACTGTTGTAGGTTTACCTGTCAATGAAGCATAAGCTTTGTCTTGTCTTAATTGTACGTAAGCAGAGTCTGCAATTGCAACTACTTCAGCAGAATCTGTAAATAAATCTGGATTGACTCTAGCATTAACATAAGCAGAATCAAATATCGCTATTGCTTCAGCAGAATCTAAAAAGTCAAAGTTTGCTTGCCTGGCCTGAACATAAGCAGCATCAACAACTAAACTAATACGAGTATCAACTCTTGTATTTGTGTGATAAAGATTTGAAGTTCCTTCAGATAAACTGTCTGTAGTGGTATTAGCAAGTACATCACTAAAATCTGATTCAGCTCCAAGATACTTACCTGATAAGTTTGGTGCTACAATTCCTTTGTTAAAGTTCCATTTATCATTTGCAACTTTATATAAAATATTAGCATTAGCTCCTTTTAGTATAACACCACCGCTATCAGCCGCTGCAGCATTAGCTGCTGAGTCTGCTAATATAACATTTCTATTTCCGACACTTAGTGTGTTACTACTTAATGTCGTAGTCGTTCCGTTAACTACTAAGTCACCAGTAACTTGCAGAGTGCCAAATACGACACTATCTGCTTTACCTAAGTCTTGATCTGTTGTTACTTTTCCTCGCACATAAGCGGAATCAACCGTTCCTTGTACGACCTTTATAACGTTTGCCGAGTCTGTTCCTGCAACGGCTTTAATAAAAGCTGAATCAATGGCGCTGATCCTAGTATCAAGATCAGTAATATTACCGTCCATTTCAGCAAATGTTAATGCGCTGTCTTTGGAACTTCTTAATATGATTGCCATTTATCTGCTCCTTTATTTAACTGTTTTGTCTTCAACATAGTTAGTATTCACATAACCCTTCTTAAAGTATTGACCAAGTTCTGTTAGATCTGGTGCGAAGTTTTCTAACGTACTTACAGCAAATCCAAAAGTTTCATCTGGACTCGCATCAGCCGGATTAGGCGTAACAATAACTTTTTGAATTATATTGCTAATCCCAGCAGAATCTCCAGTTTCTAAGTTGCCTGTAGCTCTATTTATAAGTGAAGCTTCTCTTATTGGACCATAGAAATTAATATTCATGGTGAAGTCCATAGAATATATTATAGTTCTTCTTTGTTCTAGAGATCCTTCAAAGTCGTCTTGAAAGTTAACACCTTGAATAGTTATAGGCACGTCTTCTTTAATAGTAGGATATTCTGCGAATGGTTTAATTGTTAATGTATACTGTGGAGCAAAATAAGGAATAATTTGTTCCACTATTTGTAATGCATCGTCTTGAGTTTTAGTAAATGCATTTAATTGAAAGCTTATTATATACGGTACAGGTGAATATAATGATCCTCGAAGATCTCTATCAGCTTGTCCTTTTTTCTGTACACTAAATCTATTTAACTTTGGAATCTTTCTGTTTGGATCATAAGATATTGATGTTATTTCAAAAGCTAGTCTCGGTAGTTTTAAAGCTACTCGTGTATTTTCTCTAAGATCTGGATCGGCTTGTATTCTTGCTAGATATTTTTCTCTTGGTGCATATGCTAGAGGAACTCTTACTTGACTCAATGTACCACCGTTTGCATCTGTTCGAACGACATGAACGTTGTTAAACATTGTCCCAAACATGGCCACAGCTTTTCTTATCTTTTGATGATAAAAATATTCAAACATTAATTATCCTCCGCATCACCAAATGGATTTCTCTCGGTAAAGTCTAAGAAGTTAAAGTCAAAGAGATCATTTCCAGATGCAGCATCAAATACTTTATTTTGTGCATTAATTAGATCTTCTGCAGTACTGTCAGCAATAGCAAGTATTTGTCTTCTCGGATCAGAGTCAGCAGTGATGCCTTGGAAAGGTGTCTCAACTCTATCATTAATTAACCAAGTATTATAGAAACTATCTGCAACAGTCTTACTGATTTGGAATGATCCGAATCCACCACTATCAGGTCCAACATGAGTTACTTTTACTATGTTTGTAGATCGATCATAAGATAAGACTTCACCTCTCATCGTAACACCATCAGCTCTTCTTTGTATCACAGCCTCGCCTTTAAAGAAGTCTGCCGCGAGACTATCAGTTCCTGCTGCTAGCAATAATGATAAGGTATGTCCTTCACCCTCAACAGCATCAATAGCTGCAACACCTGTATCAAAGTCTTCATCGCTGTAATCAAAGAGTTCACAACGCATTTTATACGTTGGAAGATTACTTAATTGATAGAAAGGTTGTTCGTGCTCAACGTGCATTATTTGAAACATAGAATTAGACAGAGGGAGATATATCACATCACCTTCCTTTGGTCTAAATATGCCTGATTCTGATGGAAAAGCTGCTTGTGAAAATACGTGTTCCCACCTTCTTCTAGAAACTATGAACGTTGCAGCATCTCTTATCTCAACACCAAACCTTGTAAATAAATCTCCTTCTCCATCAAAGCCTTCAGTATTTTCAATATACATCTCAACCTTATACGCACTTCCAAACTTAGAAGGAATATCTTCTCCCAACAGTCTATCTTGATTTACGATTGTTCTTGGAAGGTAATAGACATCCTGCCCATAGATCTTTAATGATTCTATGATTAAATCTTCGTATAGCTGTTGTTCTGAACGAACTTTTTGGCTGAAGTAATGATTAAGCGCCATGTTTTATCCCATAAAAAAGTCTGGTGGCATTTCATGTTCAAGTCTCACCGATTCTTTTAATCTTTCTATCTCTTGTAAAGCGTCCTCGTATATTTGCCGCCCGTTAATAGTTACACCTCCAGGAAGTTGCATTCCTTCGAATTTAATTAAGTTTTGACCCCATTGTCTTTTCATCAGTGCTGCTGTATATTCTTTCACAAACTTATCATTATAAACACTTGTAAAATTATTTGGATCTACTGTCTGATATACTTCCATGATTATGAAATCATCTTTCTTGATGTCACCGTCATTTAAATCACCAAGTATATGCAGTCTGTGTTGATGTCTTTGAAATTGAACTAAAGGTTTTCCGTTCAACTGCATGTCTATTAAATTTAAGTACTGCTGCATTTGATTATAGTACGCTAAGTCACCTGCAAAATTTTGTAAGTCAGCTATGTCATTAAGCATCATCTGATACTTAACACTAAACATGTTTGTTGAACTATTGATTGCATTTGATAATGGTAACAGTCGAGTCACGATATGAACAGAACTCGGTACTGTTATATAATTATTATCCAGATCATCTTGAGTTACTTGATGTTTGATGTACGTTCTATGAGTAGCATCACTATTATACTCTTGAAAGTATTGTAAAGCTTCATCTACTCTATCAGATATCTGATCATCATCAAGATTTACTTCGATGACAGGTTCTCCGAGAACTCTCTTACAATAATCTATTAAATCGTCTCTTGAATTTACTACGGCCATGATTTTTCCATACAAATAGTTTTTTACTATTTATATGTAAAATGTGCTTAACTTAGCCTTTAAGTGCAGTTGTTGCCGGCGTAAAGTTTTTAGAATATACTACTGTATCTTTAACAATTCTAAGATTTGAAATATATCCATTCATCCATGCTGAAGAACCATCATCGCCTATTCTGAACGTGGTACCATTTATATTACCTGTATATGCGAACTCATCAGCTAGTGCACCATCTACGAATACTGTCATCTTGTTTTCTGAGTCGTCATGGCAATAAGCCATGTGATACCATCTATCTGCTACTGGTGTTATATTTGCATCGTAACTACCACTGATTCCACCACTATGATACACTGCAAAAGCATTAGATGCATCTCTTCTATAAAAAGCTGGAGCATATCCATTAAAAGCACAATGTATTTGATTTCCAGATATACTATTATGATATACCCAATACTCTACTGTCCAATCAGCAGTACCAAGTGTGTCTGCCAATGTACATTGTAAATAATCTCCAGTGCCATCAAAGTAAACAGATTTCATACCAGGAGCAGGCCCGAAGCTTGATACAGCAGCGTTGCCATTTGTTGTGATTGAAGTACTATTAGAACTTCCATCTGTTATTGTGGCTGCATGACAAGTTAGAAGTGTCACATTACTTGCAGTTACAGTAACACCAGATCTTTGAGAGTTAGTCGTTGTAAGTGTTTCTTTTAAAGGTTTAAAAGGAAATCTGGCTAAATCATTTGATACTCTAAAATCATGTACATATCCTTGAAAAAATGCATCTGGAGTTGTAGCACTACCTCCATGTCTTGCACCACCAACTGACATAGTATTATTACTGTTATTATTAGTTGTATTAGCTACAATTCCTTGATCAACACCATTTACAAATATTTGTAGAACTCCATGCTGTCTTTGTAATACACAATGATTCCAGGTGTTTAGAAGAGTAGCAGTTCCATCTGTTGTTATAAGGGCACTTCCGCTCCAAACCCTAAACGCAGTAGCTGTTATTCTTGTAAATGTAAATCCATCAGTGGCGCCGCCATTAGTACGAGTATCCCATATACCTTTATTTGTAGAAGTATCTGTACAATATACCCAAAACTCTACAGTAAAATTTGTATCTGTACCACTATTCAAAGGCCTATCAAATTGTATATAATCATTAGAACCATCAAAATATACAGTGTTTTCTGAAAAATGTTGTTGTCCTGATGATGCAACTGCACCATTTATTAATTCAATTGAATGTGTTTTTTGACTTTCGTCTCTGACACTACCTTGAGTCATGTTCAATAATAGTTTAGTATGAGCCGCAGTAATTGATGTATTAACATTTGTTGTTGATGGATACGTACCACCAGTTGTAGTAAGTGGACCACTAGGTGGCGTAAAATCTCCAGTGTAAACAGCAGTACCTACGACTATTCTAACATCTGTTATATGGCAATCGATAGGA